GGACAATTTATCCAATGAATTTCACAACTCGATTGTCAACCAAGGATGTATGACCGCTTCTGAAAATAAAAAGTTTGTGTATGGCTACACAAACATAATTGGCTGGTCGGGCAGGCGGGATTTGAACTCCTATCAACCTTGAATTTTAAAGAATTATAAAAGATGATAACGCCAGCTAAATCAACATTTTTGTTCCCAAAAGGAAGATAAAAAATTTTAAAAAATGATAAGGTTTGGCACAAAAATGGCACACGAACATTAGTTCTATTATATCACTGAATTAAATAAAAAAATGGGATTGTTATCCCATTGACAAATTAAAAATTTATATCTAATAATTACCAATTATTATGTTATAATGGAGTAAATAAAAGGATTTAGTGGGGGCGGGGAAATGAATTGGACATATATTATTGTCATGATGATATTATTTCTAGTATTTTTTATTGGGGGAGCTTGTAAAATGGGTAAAGATTAAACCCGTCACTAAGACGGGTTTAGTTTTTAATCTCTGGCCAGGGATTAAAATTAATTAATGATTCGATTTACTACTGTTGAGATTTCTTTGGCTATATCATAGTAAGTTTTAGCACAAGGCTTATTGCCGTAAATATTATCTTTAATAATCTTTTTATCGCTTAATATTTCAGCCAACATTCCACTCACTATTTGTGATTCATCCATACAATTTCTCAATTCGACGCCAACTGGGAAACCATTCTTCTCCTTATATTTCTTTCCGGTGGTTCCGAGTATACCACAGTTTATATTGTTGGCGCACATAACAAAACCCATTTTATCAACGCCGTGATCGGCCAAAACTTGCCGATGTTCTATGTTGGTGTCCATTGATTTAATCCGTTTATCGATCCAAGTATCACTCTTGCCTTGTCTTTTCCATCCCTCAATTGCTCTCTGGCGTCCGCGTGAATAAGCAAGTTCGGGATTGGCTAGTTCTTGAAGATGTTCAAGAAATACCCGATTAACAAAAAGTTGTAATTTTGGCGATAGATAACCAGCGTAACTAACTGCTAAATCTCGACAAGCCCAAGTATTACCACCACCGAATTTACCACCTTTTGCTGTTCGAACAAACCGGTTTTTGCCCGTATCAGCTTTATTATTGGATTTGTCATCGATGTGTTTTTTGCCCACATCGGCTTCATTTCTGGATTTGTTTAATTCTTCAATTAAACCGATAGCTTGTTCGGTTCGCAACCATTGTCTTGGGTCTTTGTTTTCCGGGCAACCCGCCGCTCTCCACAAATCAGTTAAACATACTTCATCTTTCTGAAATGCAACCTCAATTCCATTATAATCCACTTTAATTATACCTTTCATCATATATCCTCCAACGTTTTTTGGATATATGAACGGGCCAAAGCCCTGTAATAGCTTCAAAAATAATCTTTCAGTTAACGACCAATCTGTTTTCCGCAATTCCTCCTAATTTCAAATCTACCATCTTACCACCTAGACTGGGTTCACCTCCTTTGTTATATTATACTACAATTTTTATCATTGGTCTCCTTTGATTTGTAATCAGGGGCATGGAAGAATACAAAGAATGCTGGGGTAAATGACAGCCTCAGAATTTATTGCAAAATAAAAAGCCCTCTAAAAGAGGGCTAATTTTATCCCCACCTTTCCTACATCAGTAACCTACGTTGGAACGTAAGCCTTCGGATTGGCAGGACTGTTACTGAACTCGTTTCCGGGTTCGTGACTCCGTCCACGCTTGGTGGATGAGCTATATATTATTTCAATACCAAAATCAAAATTCCTCCTATGATTGCCAGATTTCTTTCCCAAACCAACCTATTTACCGCCTTTTTTAACGCCTTCAAGGATTCTTCGCTGCTCTTCAATAAGTTGTTGGCTTTCTGCAACTGTTCCTTGAGCGTTTCCGAGCCGCTCCTTAATGTCGCCAAGTCCTGTGTTAACCTGTCCAATTCCTTTTGATATTCCTTTAATTTGATTTGAGACTGCTCCAAGTTTTGCCGAGAGATTGTCAAGTCCTGCAATAATTGATTGTTGAGCATCTCTAATCTGTTTGTAATCTCTAATAATCTGGTCAAATCTTGATCCTTCATAATATGATCGCCGGCCCAGCATGGCGCAGAGAATAAGCAGAGCAAAGATAATACCAATATAAACTTTTTGCACACAAGATCATCTCCTTTCAGTTAAGTTTTGCTGAATGCTTGCCCTAAAAACACAACTGTCGCTGCTCCCATAAAAATCCCTAATTCGGGGGCTTGTTTGCCGGTAAAAAAGCCGATGGTTGCCACTATTAAACACCAAATACCGAATACTCGTTTTGAAGAGATTCCCCCTTCGCCGTCAGATATAATTGATGGTATTTTCATTTAGCGCCCTCCAATCTCTTTTTGACTTTTTGCCTTAATTCATCCATAGGGAACTTAGTCCCCGGACAACTTTTATAAGGAGCATAGAGATTATGCGGAACAATTCTTTGTTCAGATAACCGATACTTTGCACAAAGGTCGGCAACCAAAATAACTAATAACTCCATAGCTGCTTCGGGCGGCGGAGCTAAATCATAATTACCTACTACGCAGATCCCAATACTCTTACCATTCATTCCTTGTTCCAAGGTATGAGCGCCAATCGCCCATTCGGGCCTGCCAATTTGAATTTGATATTCATTCCCTACTTGCTCAATTCCGTAATGATACCCAATATCAATCCAGCCATTATGCTCGATATGATATTTTCGTATTGCGTTCCAATCCACTTCCTTCCCATCTTCAGTAAGGGAGTGATGAATAATAATATATTGAGTGGGGATTTTACGTCTCGCGTATTCCGTCATATAATACCTTCCTCTCCAAGCCTATATAATAACCATTGGAAAAAGTTTTCACGTTGCAATTCATCTATTAACTCACGTCTAACATTTATGTCCTCATTAATCTCAGCGTGAGCAATATCGCCGTTTGGCAAATGCCCGGCTATAACCAAAGAGGTTAATTTGCCTTCTTTGGCGGTACGGAGGAATTCTTCCAGAGTTGCGACTATCAAATCTTGTTCCGGGTTTATAAACTTAGTAGGCATTATATCATCGCCCTCGCTTTCTTTTCTTTACCGCTTAAAATTATAGGTTCCGTTCCTTTGCATCCAGGAATCATCATTTTTCTAACCGCGTACCCCCCATATTCTTGCCAAGCCGATGACACAACGCATAATTTCTCAACCGGCGTTAATCGCTTGTTTTGATAATCAAAACTCCGGCAGGTGAAACGGTAACCGATTCTTTTATGGGCGTGGCCGATAATGATAATATCCACGTTTTCCAGAGTTAAGGCTAATAGCTCCAGGTTATTTAAAGCGCTCCCTGGCCTCTTGCCGCCCCCGTTGCCATGGGTTAGATAAATACCGTAAGGGATAGGCTTGCCATTTACAGTTGATTTCCCAACGCTGATTTTTAGGGCCATTTCATCTTCCGAATAATGCTCAATGCCTAACTTGTCCGCTATCCATTCCACCGGGTTTAAGTCAACATCTTTCTTGCTCCGGTATTCATGGTTACCTGATACAAAACAAAGAATCCGGTCCTTGATAGGCCGGAGTTCTTCGACGATAAATTTTCGTTGTTCATTTGGCGGCATTGTTTCATTATACACATTCGAAACGCTTGTCTTGATTGCGTTATTGATTAAGTCGCCGACACAAACTATTATTCTATTTGGCTTTTCTTTAATGTGATTAACAAACCGACGAAATAAAGATAAGTCTGTTTTGGGATCACCTATATGTAAATCATTGAGGGGGTATAATTCCAATTCGGCCCATTCTTCCGGAAATGCAAAGGGAATGATTTTCATCTTTTCCCTCCTAAAACAACTTCGGCAAATTCTGAATGCCGAACATCGAAACCACAAGCGCGGCCAACAAAATAAGAAGGCCAAAAATGACCTTCCACATGTTTTTAGTGAATTGCTGATCTCTGGTTTCAAAGAACTGTTTTAAATCGGCTACATCAGATTTTGTTGCCATCTTCTTCACTTCCTCTTGAAGCTCATCTATGTCCTGGCGATCCCCTTTTCTCCAGGTTTCCAGAATTGTTACCCTTTCTTCAATTGGTTTTTCCATTTTTGCCACCGCCTTCTAAAGTTTTTTTGAAGGCTACCGATAATAATAGTAGCCCTGCTTGCTCAGGGTAAAGAGCCTCCCGTTAATACCTGTTTAGGCAGGTGGGAGGCTTGACTTATTTAATTATTGATAAATTTCCCAAAAGGTATATAATGGAATCAAGGAGGCGATATGATGAAAAAAATTATCTCAATTTTACTCATTATTTTTTTAATAATTTTAACGGGTATGCCGCTAGCATCAGCTTATATTTATAATAAACATCCATGCCCGGTTTGTGAAGTGGAAGGACTTAATACATATCAATCCAAGTACGAATGGGGCCATTTATTTTATTTGTATAAATGCTATAATAACCATTATTGGTGGGAAAGAGCAAATTAAAAAGAGCCACAAAGGCTCTTTTTATCTGAAACTTGTTGAATCCGTAAATTCCCAGATGATTCCTTCACCTTGAATCCAACAAACTTTTATATAACCTCCAGGAACTTTAGATACATATATATCACCTACTCTAAGTACTTGATCAGGGTCTCCACTATCTACAGTCTCAGTATCAACTGTTCGAATACCAACAAGCTTCGCTCTCCAGTCTTCCCCAACATCAGTAAAATATCTATGCGAATTACCAGGAAGAATTATTTTGCCAGAAGAATCATTGTAAATTGCGCTTTCTGTTTTTGTTACATATAAAATATGACCAGAATTATTTACAGAAATTCCACTTCCAGGAGGTGGTTCTGTAACAACTCCATCAAACACCAATACCTCAATAGTCCTAGTCAATCCTTCAGCCGCTGCGATTGAGATTAGTTTACATTTGCCCGGTTTAAATGGCCTAACTTCGGCAGTTGTTTTGCCGGTCGTTTCGTATTGTACTGCATTAAAATTAAAACAATCATTATAACCGATTTCGGAAAAATCTTTTGACAATTCTACATGAGTATTAACAATATTGCCATTATCTTCAACATATGATTCTACAACCGGTATTGGACCATTATAGTAAAGGATGTAATTAGATCCAATCTCCAAACCGGCGGCATAAACCATGTTAGAAGATTTTGTTATTAAGTCCATATATGCGACACCTCCGGAACCGGATATTTGATAGACTTTTAATTTTTTCGTATGGCTGCCACCTCCAGAACCTCCGCCACATCCCGGCAAAAACATAATGCTAATCAAAATAATAGTTGAAATTAAAAATATTAATAATTTTTTCATCTTTAACACCTCCAATTTTATTATAACTTAATCTCATAAAAATTACCATATGTATAAAATAAATTATTACCAACCACGTTTAATAAAAAAGCGATAATAACCAGATGTTTGCTTGATATTTTTATAATTTTGGATATAACTACCAAAACCTAGTTTAATAGTATTACGAGTTACATAAACAATATTTTCTCTACAATAATGACCTATTCCGGTTGAAGATTCTAAATATAAATCATGTGCAAAGGACGCATCTGCTCCTGCTGAATCAACCGAAAAGAAAAACTTGACATCAAGTCCATCTGGAATTCTAATGCCAATATTATGATTTTTAGTATAATTAGTGTTGGTTGCGACTGGAAACCAGTTTGAATCATATTTACATTGCACAGCATAAGCAATCACCGAAGTAACCGAACTGGCATCGGTAGTCGCTTCTCCCACCATCAATCGGAGCCGTTTTTGCCACGCCGAACCATCCCATTCCTGCATTATCATAAGATTTCCTTTGTCAAACCAATGTTGCCCTGCGGAAGGAGAAGACGGCTGAAGATAAACCGTTTCCAATTCAGTATAACCATAAGAAACCGATTTAGTGAGCGAGTTATATTCAATATACAATTGCAAAAAGGATTTATTGGGAGGCAGCGTCCACGCGCCAACCACATCGGAATCAATGCCGAACACATAATCAATTTGGCCATTATTTTTATCAAAACCGCCGGAAATGGTTGCAATGAATGGTGTAATAAAAGCTAATAATGTTATTTTTAATTGTCCTGTAATTGGAAATAGAAATAGACTGTTATCAGTGGTATAACTTTTATACCCCTGCCAAATCATCTGCCTTTTCGACACAGGGATAAGCCCCGGAATTAATTTAACCGGAGTAATAATACCATCTTTCAAATGTACCGAATCAACTGAATTATTTGCCAAATTATCAGCGCCGATTCCCTTATTAAACATCCGCGACAATTCATTGGCCAGCGCCATAACCGAAGAAGATATCGGATTAAATTTCATTGAATCACCTCAATTCAAAAGGGAGCACGAAGGCTCCCTTTAGAATCCGAATTTGAATGCTTTTTCTGTTGATACCGGCTCAATTCCCTTTTCACTCATAAGTTTAGCCTTGGCTATATCGAAAGCGTCATCTAAGACTTTTTTCATGATTTTAACCTTATTCTCGTTGGTCTCCGACGCAAAGCTGCCGCTGCCCGCCAATTGTTCGTATCCTTCTTTCGCGGCTTGGCCAATGTACTGTTGAAACCGGGAATATTCCTTAGCTGATAAAATATATGTTTTATTATCAACAGTAATGGTCTTCGGCGCAACCCGTGGGAAAATTCTTTTATCGCCGGTCTCTTTATAAACAGTCTCCACTAATTTAATAGCCGGACTATCTTTGTACTTGGAATAAAAGCCGGGACTGACGAAGTTAAGAAACGCCCTGGCTGCCATACTTTTAGGTTGCTCTACTTTTTCGCCTAAAGTAGTAATTTTGGCAGGCAATTGTTGCGATAGACCCGGAGTCCGGGACTGAACATATTTGCCAAACCCCTGCGCCCTAGTCCCAAACGCTGAAAGAATTCCCTTTTCGCCTTTGGGAGTATAAGTAGTTCTGACCGTCCGGTCAAACGTTCGCGCAATTTGCCCGCCCAACACCGGAACCGCTTGCCTTACATAACTATCAAAAATATCAAACATGGCATTGGCCGCCGATTGCGCGCCATATTCCGGGCTTAATGCAAAACCTTTCAGAGTCCTTTTAATTCCCTGGAACAACGGCAAATTCAACAAGACATCCGCCCCGGAAGCCGTAGCGCTTAAGAGGGAATTAACTAAACCTTCGTTGTTTTTAATGCTTTGATATATCTGTGCTCCCATGGCAACAGGAAGGGAAATCGGCTGCGCCCAATCCCAAGTATAATAATGACCGCCAATATTGACGGCAAACGGCTGCTTGCCGACGGCCTTATCAAATGCGGCTTTATCAATATCATCATCTTCAGCGCCCGTGATAACCCCAAGCTTTGCCAGAATAATCCCCAGCGTCATGGCTCCAGTTCCGGTGAGTCCTTTGGCTAATTGCTCAATTGCTTCGGTTGCCTCCATTTGACCTTTTTTGACCTTACCGAAATAATTTGACAAGCCCCTAACCAGTCCAACCGGGCTATACTCAATTCCGCGTCTAGCGATATTAATCGGCGTTTTGGTAAACGGCATTAATGCTTCAAGGGCCGTGCCTACCGATCCTCCTTCACGTTTTACCTTATTGAGTAAATTGGCCAATGCTGAAACATCACGATATGTTGCCTCTTGGGCTTTCCGGGTAGCGTAATTCACGGCGGCATCTGTTGCGATTTTAAGATTATTAGCCTTCAAATATTGGCCTAAGGCATCCTGGTATGCCCTGCGCAAAAACCAAACATCCTCTGCTTCCAGAGTGTTTTTGGAGAACCGGCTAAGGCTTTCTATTGGTTTGGTTTTAAAAATCCGTTTTTCCTGACCTAGTATTTGGCTAATATCCCACCTGCCGCTGCTGGTCAACTTTTTCTTGTTGGCCTCCCAGGATTCGTCAACTAACTTAATGAGAGAGGAATCTTTGGACCAACCCACGGCCTTAGTTCGTTTCCCTTCGGGAACTTTTAAGGCGTTTTCCAGACCTGCCCCGACAGTATCGGCAATTTTGCGTAACGATATTGCATTGCCTGTGATATTTCTGAAATGAGTGCGCGGGTTAAGTAGCATTGCAATTCGTCGCCATGCATTAAACTTTTCCATAAGCGAAACAGGCGCTTCTTGGGCCATTCTCTTTGCGATATCCATTGCAACCCTTTCCCGTTCTTCGGTAGTCGGAGCTTCAAGTATCGCTTTCCGGTTCGCTTCGGTTAATTTAAACCCTTTGAATTTATCACCGTACTTGTTTTTAAATTCGGTGTTGGCTTTTTTAATTTGCCGTTCAACATAAACCCCATAGCCTTCAGGCGACATCTTCTTTAACAACCTAGCGGCCTGAACGACTTGACCGGCATTAGTTAACTCAGAAGCTAAATCAATTGTCAATTGACTTACTTTGGTTAAATCCTTGTCCCTGGCCGCCTTAGTTAACAACGCCTCACCCAGCGCCAAATCATCGGCGGTAATTTGTTTACCGCTCTTAAGAACGCCCTGCCATTTCTGGTAAGCCTCATCTGCTCCAGTATTTAATTCAGCTTCCGCCTTACGAATTGTTTCCTTATTGCTTATCGGTTCATAGGCAAATTTCCCCGCCATCACATCTTCCATTGTTTGCCGCGCCGCTTCTTTCGGCAATATTTCGTAAGCAGTCCGGGCAAATTGACGGGTCTTTCCTGCATCGGTTGCAGCCGGGACGTCGATATTCCGTAACCTTGGAGCTTCACCACGCGGTATCGCTCCATATAGATTGATCAACCTTTCTTTAGCCGCTTTGCTAAAATCAGGGTTATTCGTGGCAAACATTTGTAAATCAAATTTCAACCGGCTTTGCTCATTCGGTTTTAGAGATTCGATCTTAGAAGTCAATTCTTTAAAAGCGGTTTCCGGTTCAGGAATATCCTTAAACTCTTTTTTAAACCAGTCCAAACCTTTAGATTTAGCTTCAAAGGCTAAATGTAATTCCCCCGGATCTACCGGGTTTTTTAAGGTTTTGCTAACAACATTAATTATTTCTTGCGTTTTTGGAGAAAATTTTGGAGGATTAACTACTTCAGATAAATTCTGCATGAGTTTAGCTTTTTCGACAGGGTTTTTAATTAATGAACTTACTTTTTCCGGCTCCCGCCCCGTTTGCATCTCGGCATTAGCAACAACCTCCTTTGGTTTAGATATTACTTCGGCAATAGGAGATTTAGGCTTTCCTAACGCCCCGGCGGTTTTCAATAGCGCCATTGCCCCGGCGGTAGGGCCATATTCTAAACTAATATTTTTTCTTTCTTCCTCGCTCATAAAAGGCATACTGGCGGTTAATCCAGTAACACCTTCAGCCGCCCCTTCAATTGGCGCTTTAATAATCTCCGGCAACTTGGGAGCAACCTTTTGCAATCCCTCCCCTACTAATTGCCCACCAACCGGAGAGGCAGCAAAAAAGGCTAAATCTGTTCCATACTCGTGCGGTGTCGGCAACCTTCCTTCTTCAATCCCTTTTTTGGCAATCTCAAAAGGAACCGCCGTCATAAGTCCGCCCAATACTTTTTGAGCTAACGGGTTATTTGCCAATTGAGGGAGTGAGGAAACTCCGGAACTAACCGTTTTCCCTATTGGCCCCAACAGCATCATATCCCCGGCGACCTGTCCACCAAATTGCCCCAATCCGTGGGTAGTCGGATTATTAACAATGCTTTCCCGAGAACCGGTGTTTTGAATAACATTCTTTAATGCTGTTCCCGTAACTTCTTCCGGCGTGGTTTCTCCCCAATTTTTCATACTTAATTTAAGGAATTCTTCCCGCTCTTTCCCCTTTAATCCCAACCGGTCGGCCTCGGAGATATAGGATTTTTCCATGCTTTTACTGATTTGATTACCAACTTTTGAGGTAATCTTTGCTGGTAAATTGCCCATGAACCCCTGACCAAATCCATGAATCAATCCGCCAACAGTACCGGCAATATCTTTTCCGGTATTTTGTAACGCAAGTCCGGGATCGGCTAAGAAACTTTGAATTGATTGCCCGAGATTAAATCCTTGCCGGGGTTCGATTGAACCGGTATAAGGAAATTCTTTCGCCAATATCTCTTGAATCTTTTCCGGAGCCATATCATCCGGGAACTCGACGGTAGTATTATATTCCGGTATTTCAATCCTCATTTTTCCTCACCAGATTCCCGGTCTTGGGATCATAAATCATTACAGTTTTAGCAGATTTCTGATTTGATTTTTGTTGACCGGTCTTTTTATTTTTTAATTGAATTGTTTTAACTGCAACAGGCCTATTTGTCGCCGGATTATATTTTCTTTGCGACTGATTCACCCATTGATCATAGGTAAATCCGGTTCCTGCCAAGTAATTATATCTATCGATATATTGCTGAACCTTTTCAGGATCGTTAATATTAGCGCGAATAGCTGCTGAATATTGTTTTAAATATCGTTGTCTCGCCGCATCTCCGGAAGTATCATAAATATTTTTATTTTTGATAGCATTATCTAAATCTTTATAGCTTATCAGAAGCGGATCTTCTTCTTTATTCGGTTTGGAATGAGTCGCTTCATACCATTTTAACCGTTGCTCCTCTTCCCAACGCCGTTTATCCTCCGCCGCTTTTGCCGCTTCCTGTTCCGCCTTGGCCTTAGCAGCTTCTTCGGCGAATTTATCTAAATAATCCTGCCTTGCCTGTTCTAAAGCATTTTGCCTTTTCCCGTATTCAAATTTTTCTTGGTTCAACAAATAATTTTTCATTTGCAGATCCCGAAGGAATTGTTGGGCATCGGCTTGTTGTTTAGCTGCTTTGGCCTGATTCCAGGCATCAATAGTTGAACCACCGGCGATAGGATTGGAGGCGGTTAATCCTATCAACAATCCCGGCGCAGCGGCTTGCAAAAAATCCCCAAATCTTTCCCAACCACTTTTCTTTTTATTATCCTCTGCAGCGGGAGCGGGAGCAGGAGTAGTATTAATTGTCGGTAACGGCAACGGTTCAAATTGCAAGCCGGAGGGAAGCGGCAGATTATTATTTTGATTTTGATTATTTAATCTATTAAATAAATCCCATTGATCAGTAATGGCCATTGCAAACCCTCCTTACTTTTTAAAGATCTGACTCCAGTCTATGCCGCCCAACACCTTGCCCCATGCTTCGGATTGTGCGTTTTGTTGTGCTAAATTAGTTATATATGCATTATAAGCCTGATCATTCTTGGCAGTATTTGCGCCCGACAAATAATTTCCATATGCATACAATGGGCTTAACCACATCGAACTCAAAGCCGGAGTCATTGTAAAAGCCTGACTTCGGTCCGCTCTGGTCGCTTCCAGATTCATATTTTGCAAGTTATTATAAAGATCGCTTAACAGCTTTTTATTGCTGGTGCTTTGCGCATCCCATGCGCTTCCCGCCGTGCCTCCGCCAGATAATCCGCTTAAGGCAAGCCTGGCCGCCAGCTTTTCTTCCTGCGGTTGAATGATATTTTGAGTTATGTCTTTAGCTTGTTGATTATACATCCTATTTAAGTCTTCTTTTGAATACGCCTGATAATTATCGCCCATAACATTGCTGTAATAATTTTGGGCCAAATTGGCGTAAGGATCGTTATATTGGCCCGAAGGCAACATGGACCGCAACTTTTGTAAAAATTCGTTATATTCGGGAGAACGTTGATATTGAGGAGCAGATGAACTTGAACTACTGATTTTCCCTAATAAATCGCCTATTAATTTTCCTCCGATGACTCCAATGATTGATGCCATACTAACCACTCCTTTCTAGGGTCATTTCTAAATATTCGCCTTTATTAATCTCATTAGTAAAACCCAATGCCCTGGCGCATCTTAAGGCCTGGGCATTATCTTTTAAAATCTTGCAATATAATTTGACAAATCCCATTTCAAACAGCCATTTGATAAACTTTTTTAAAACAAACATTCCAACGCCTTTTTTACCCGGCAGGCAGATTCCGACTTCTCCCGAGTAGCCGTCAATATTAAACACGTCTACCCAGCCGATTAACTCCCCGTTATACTGTACGCCGTAAATAAAAAACGGTTGCGCCGGATTAAAAGCGCTAACCGTTATTTGCCGGATTAAATCTGGAGTAAGCCATTTTTGCAATATTGATATATCTTCTAAAAAAACAAAGTCGATCATTTCTTTTTGGAATGTTCGACTTTATGAGACTTACCTGCGATCTTGACGGGCGTGTTTCCTGGGCTTTTTTCAAACGCGCCGTGCATGTGGCCGTATGCCAACCAACGTTTATAAGCTTCCGGGGAACTAAAGTTCATTGTCTTTTTAGCCATTTCAAAACATCCTTTCGGGTTAATATTTTATAATATAATTCAAAGCAACCCATGGTTGCATGTTGTTGTGAGCAGCATTACCACCAGTATATCCTGTATTAAATTCCCCTGAACCACCCAATTCATATATTACTTGAGATCCAGAATACACCGCTGGCGAAGTACGCGTTAGGGTATGACGGTGAGACGGCATCTCATTAATGGTTAACGTATGATTTTCTTCCCCGCCTTTACCGCCAAGGATATCAGCATTGGAAGCCGTTACAACATTTGCCGATGAACCACCCATATTATCAAGACCAATGATGGTTCTACCACGCCAATCCATCAAAGAAATCCGTTTATGCGCATTAAAATCATCCAGGGCCGACATTCCTCTAGTTGTTGCCACTCCGTTATACTCGTAAATCGGGCATAAAGTATTATCATAATTATTCCATATCATTTCAAATAAATTTTGAACGTCGGCGTTAGCCCTGGCCGTGGCCCCGGATGAACCGTTGCCAATGGTTTCGCCATTTAGCAATAGCCAACCATCAGGGATGGAGGAAAAAGCCCACAGTTTAAAATCGCCGCATTGAAAGCCGTTAGACGCATTCCCCTGCACATTACCCTGCAAATTCCCGGCAAAATTGCCATCGGCATCCCGCTTGACGATTTTTAATGGGGTATTAGTCGAAACGCAATCGACAGCATTGACTTTTTTACTATTTAAATCGTTCAATGCATTATAAATATCATCTTTTAAGGTATTAAAATCTTGAAATGTAAGATATTCTTTAATCCATGTTTTAAATGCACTATAAGCCATTTCAAACCCTCCTCACTGGGAAACTTGTGATTTCTAAAAAATCAATCTGACAAGGTTCAGCGCCTTTTTCGGAAATAGTAAATTGTATTGCTTTAAATCTTTGTCCGGCGCGTAAACGCGCCATAAATTCGCCCGCCTCTTTTCCGATCTCATTGGCATCCAGCAATAAACTTCCAGGATTAACCAAGTCATTAGCATCGGTCAACATAAAGCCGCCCGCGACTAAATTATTGGCATCAGCTAATTTATCTCCATAACTAACAACATTGTTCGCAATTGAACCGGAAGTATTTAATTCACTAAACCAATTAATAATAACTTGTTGCCCGGAAACAATATTGCTTCTTAACTTGTCCAAATAACGCTCTACAGTCGATTGATAAAAAACGGTCCGGTAAAATGATTCGAACTCCGAGCCATCATCATGATAACCCGTAAATAATTTTTTAACATAACCTTTATCAGACCAACCTGCATATAAGTTATCATCTTCGAATTTTATTAATCTAGCGACATTCCAGCCTTTTAACGGCATCCAGCAGCCACGCCGTGTATCAAATGCCAATCCTTTGATTTCATTGTTCAACGGATAAAACAAAAGGTAAAGATTATTCCACCATCCGGCGCAAACTTTCACTCTATCGGCCAACGGGATTTTTTTTAATTCCGGGTCAATGTTAAACGAAATATGCTGAATTCCGATTGCGTCGCTGTATTGCATTACTCCGTCCGGACCGTACCACCGCAGAAAACCATCGCCGCAGTTGACGATTGACTTCTGGTCATATGCCCCAATCATGGCATATCTGGTTATTGAAACATTATCGAAAGCCCAATCTCCGGAGAGAATAAACATTTTTTCGCGCTTGAAAGCAATGATTTTTCCGTTATAACTGGCCCCGCCGATCAAATCCATCCCGTCGTCCTTATCGCACGGGTCCCAACAGGCCAGATAAGCCGGATTATCCCGCACTTTCCACCGGTCATAAAAGTCAGTCTCGCTATGGAAAATATTCGAACCATTGCCGCCCAGAAGAATCATCCGTTGGTTATGCTGGAAACATACTTTCCCATAAGGCTTCTCTCCGGTTAAAGCATTACCGTTTTCGTCAAGAAAGGTTGTTTTGGTAAAATTGCCGGTGGTAGCGGACCATAAATCAGTTCCATCAGTAAAAAAACATCTGGTCATCCAGGATTCGAAATATATTTCAGCGGTTGCGTTAAGCCCGGTTGCTACTACCGCGCTTGCCCCATCAACGGCCACATCATAGACGCTTGTCCCGCATTTTGCGAAAACTTTATAATCAGCGCCGTTAAAATGGCGGTACAATCCGGTTATTCCCGTATCCACCGCCAATTCGGTATTGTTATATTTTAGACTCCCGCCCCGTTTAATCAGTCCGGCTTCATTAATTAAATAATTCCACATTTCCGGGGATTCGTTCGGTTTCAAGTCGTTATTGCTTCCGGCGTAATTAACCCCTCCGTTAAATCCACCTAAAGCGGGGTCGCCGATTAAGAATTTATCGTTAATATACACGGCAATCACCACCTACATCACATTATAAAACGCATCGGCATTGGTGCCGGTCTTAAAATACGCCGCCATTTTTTCCAGGCTTGATTTGTATATTCCTTGCCATTTTATAAATCCATTGCTCAAGTCTCCTTTGTCATACTTCATAAGTTGCGCTACAATTCCCTCGGAAATAACATAATGATAATCATTCGGGACTAAGGAAGGGATATCGTATACAGTCAATTGATTAATTGGTTTGTTAAAGTAAGATAAGGTCAAAGTATAAGTCTGATCGGGCTTTGGATTAATCCCGATATATTTATCTAATACCAAAAAATATTCGGTAGGTTCCCCCCCGCTTAAAACGGCCTCATTTTCGTAAATATTATCAAGAGGTATGTCATTATAAATAATCTTTTTAACCGCTACAAAATTAATAGGCAAAGGATATAATCTGGTGCCGTTTACGGTGGTAATTGTTTGCTCCTCCAGACTGCACAACGTTTCCTTGCAGACTTCCACATATATTCTATTGGCCAGTCTGGTCGTCAACGTTAAATTGTTCTGATTATACTTTCCTATGGAAGTAATCGGCTCATCAAACATATCGAAGGCATCAACAATAATTTCGTGTATAGTTGACATAATCTCACATCCCTTTTAGGCGGGTTGTCTGAACGCCGGGAATTGAAACTACATTGGGGTGAAGATAGTATTTGTAAATGTCTTTGTTAATATCTTGTATCTCTTCGCGGCATTCCCGCCCATGCCGTTCGCTAGTCTTCTCATTATTGGTTTTCAAGGTATAACAAAATTTTTTAGGGTCAAGATAACGGTAATCTCCCATTTTAAAATCTTTTATTACTTGGGGTTCATCCCATTTTTTATAGTTGGCTTGTTCGATAAAAGAATAATAACCGCGGTCGCAACCGGTTTGAGTATATTTCAAAACTTGATATTCCTGGGTTTCGTCGTCGAATATGACCTTTAAACCGGGATCATCCAATTCTTCTTGTAATCGTTTAGTAGCGCTTTCGTATTCATATTGCATTAAAAATAACCTCCTAAAAAAGGGAGTCCGGAAAGGACTCCCCCGTTTCATTTAAATTAATAAGCCGATTTCATATCATAGATGGTCATGCACTGCCACGGGCGATAATGCCCGAACTCATAGGCTTCCAATACATACGCAGTATAAGCCGCATAATTGGCAACCCACTTCCACATATTCCCGTCCATCTCACTGAATCCCAGCTTCTTAGCAAGGAATTTAACTAATCCGCTAGCTTCAAGCAAGAATAAAGTATTATCCGGTGAATAATTACCGGACAACATCGGTACTCCGAAAATGGAAACTACATCATAAGGCCATAGGTCAATCTTCTTGGCCGGGGTAATATATTGTTGATTACTAACAAGTTTATTTACTAAGTTATCAACAACGCCCTCCGGCGCAAATCCATAAAGATTTTCTTTTTTGGCTTTTTGCTGGGTGGTAAGGACCGAAATCGCCCCTTTGAGCGAAATGATATTGGGATCTTGAGGAGTCCCGGTAGCCGCTCCATTTTCTAGAGTGCCGTCGGCCTTGACCTTTTTTACTTGCGGACGGTACCAAGCCCCGGCTGCCGTTGAACGGTCCACGCCGTTTACAATATTGGCGGTGGAACCGATCAAACTCTTTAAGCCGTGAAATTCGTTAAGGTAACCGCCCTTGTGGTAAATCAGCGAATTAGCCAATGCTCCTACTAAAGTAGTCCGGGTAGCTCCGGTAACCACCAAATCAACGGTAAATGAGGTATCATCGATAATATCCTGAATAGTCAAGGCAGAACCGTTGGTAATTGCCGCATGCCCGGCGGTTAAAAAATCAATCGGCATGCCGGGCCGTAAATATTTGGTGGTCGAACCCGCCGCCAGAGTAATGACGGACGGAGAAGCATCGGTTGCCGACGCAACTGTAGCCAATTGAGTGACTCCACCGTCTCCAAAATTCATGCGTTCTTTTTCCGCTTTCATGGCCTCAGAAAGGCCTTCGGTTTCGGAAGTAATTTCGTCCACGAAGGCCTTTTCGTCAGCATTCATAAGTTCGGCGATGGTTTCATAGATCTTAACGACACCGTTGCGCCATTTTATATTCCCGGTAAAGGTCTTATACAAAACCTTTCCGGCGGTCTCAAGTTGGCCGGTAACGGAAGTTAGCATCCCGGTTCCTTCCGAGAAGCTGTACTTATAAGTTTTCTTGAAATTATTACCGGTATTTTCAACCTGTTCATGACTTTCAACCCATTTGGAAAGAAAGTCCTCATAGTTGATTCGCTTTTCCATTACAGGTAATAGTTTGGTTTTAACTACTTCTGTAACATCAGTCCACGATAAAGCCATTTTTAATCATCCTTTCTTAACTACTGTTTTTGAGTGTCTTAAAAATTGACAAAATTTCTTTCTTGGCTTGCCCAAAATCATTCGGGGCAGAATCGCCGGTCTTTGGCGTATTGCCGGAAGCTGCGGACATAACCGGCCCAACCGCTTTTTTGTTCTCCAAAGCGTTTTTCTGTAAATTTTGAATGGTCTTCCTTTCGACTAGCTTGTTGTATTCAGCCGGGCCTAAAGTCATCATTAGAGCGGCTTCCATTTGCTTGGGGTCAATCTTGTTGGTTTTAGCGCAATTAAAAAGGACCTCTTGGGTCACATTCGCCGGTAGAAGTCCTTTAAAATCGTCCATTACCTTTTTAATTGAAGTATTAATTTCTTCAAAAAATTGTTTTGCCCGTTCAGCTTCATCGGCTTGATATTTTTGTAAAATCGGATCATATTTTTGAGCTAGTCTTTCCTCGGCCTCGCGAATAGCTTCTTCCTTAATTTTTTGTTTTAAGACCTTAGCGTACTCGTCGTCGGCAAAAGGATCTTCTATTTGTGACTGATCACCGCCGGTTAATTTTTGGGCTTGCTTTCTGGTAATCCCAAGCGACTTCGCTAAATAGTCAATCGCCGCCTCTTCGCCTTGCGATTCAGATATTGATTTTACATTGGCAACCATCTGATTGACTTCGTTTAGCGCCTTTGCCGCCATTTGTGGTGTCATTCCCAGTTCTTTGCAGACTTTTTTAAACTCTGCAATTTCCTGGGATTTTTGAGTAAATGCTTTAGACATGCCCTTGTAATATTTGCTGTATTGCCCGGTACGCAATTCCTCTGGGATTAAATTGGGATCAATAAAACTCTCTTCCGTTTCTTCCGACTGCATTATTGCTTGGTCGTTTGAAACCGTACTCGGATTTGATTCGTTTGGAGTGCTGTCGGTTTTTTGAGAATCATCGGTTGCATCTGCACCGAAAAATTGAAGATCAAATTTAAAACCCGCTAGCTCCATATCATTTTGAAACATTACTACACACAACCTTTCTTATTTATTGACTGCCTCGCGGCTTGGTCACGTTTAAAAAGATGTAACCGGGGTTTTGCCCGGTTACATTAAAGCAGCCTGCGGTTGCACCACGGGCGGAAGATTAGGAGGCCCAGCCGGTCCTGCTTGAGGTGCCGGTCCAGGAGGGATTGACATTTGAGGAATAAGTAAATTCTGTTTTGTTTCCATCTCTTCACGCATTTTATTTAAATGGTCAAACTCATGGAAATCCATCGCCAGATCAAGTTCAGGAAATTGATAACATAACTGCTCATATTCGGGCGTCTTTCGCCACGAACGATGTTCCTCAATATGAACTTGATGATCTTCATAATGTTTGGCCCGTCTATAAGGCTTCGGCATTTCCGGAAGCGGCCCTGGGTCAACCGGTTGTCTCCCCGGCATCTCCGGCGGTGGTCCTGGATTTTGAGGCAGAATAATATTGCCCTCCTTCCTTTTTGCCACTGCCTGACTTAATCTTTCATATTCTTCTTTTGCGGCTTGCCACAAAGGTGCTAATTGGTTAAATTCAGTCATTTTCTTTTGCCATATCGGGAGATCACGCATAAAAGAAGCCTTCGCCGCATACCAATTTTGCAAATCAGCTTGATATTTTTGCAATACCGGCATGATAACCGAAGGCCTATCCTCATATATTTTCATTTGCTTAAACGCTTCGTTTTCCCGTTTGGCCATATTGATATCATTAAGTTGGCTGTCAAACGCCTCTTCCACATTCGGCATCTCCAGAAGTTTCAGGAACCCCTTCCGCGCTACCGGGTCGTTTTTAATATCGCCGAAATACCCCATTGCCGCCATTTGTTGAATCCGTTGTTGTTTCATATCCGGCGTTTCATAAAAGGCGTTTCCGCCAAATATGGTAATATCATCCGACTTGATCATATCCGGAGTAAAAATAAACGAAGATATTTCTTCGGTATCCGGGTTTCTAAACCGGATCTCTCTACCTTCCGGTTCGAAATGTACAGCCGCCAGATGAAGCACTTTTTTCCAGTGACTAATAAATATTGAGACAATTGCCGTCAATAACGGAGTCGCCTGGCTATTGCTGGCACTATTCATTACATCAGCTTGCCTGCCGCTGGTTACGTTGGGATCAGCATTGCCGCGCGTAACTTCATATTGGGATAAAATATCATTCATACGTTGGACAATAAGATTAATTTTACCCAATGAGTCAGTATTAATGGGCGGAGGAGCTTGATAAACCGGTCGTTCGTAACCATTTTTATATTGAATATTTGGCACTCCGTCTTTTCGCGCCGCGTTTCTAACCATTTGCCAATCAACCGCGCCCTGTTGGCTAAGCCACCATCCTTTGAAATTTTTGTCGTCTTCCAACAGGCGCTTCCATTGTTTATTTAAAGCAATTTGATGAGGAATTAAATATTCCAGCATTGACTTGCACCAAAATTGCCCGGCGCTTCTTATCCATCCGGCATGACTGTAAGGATGCCAATCGGTTTTCCCGTAATCACTGTCGGCTAATTTCGCGTCATACAAACCGCTGTAAAGCGGTCTATCTTTGGTGCAAACAATCATTCGGCCTTTGGGGTATTTATCCGAAGGGTAAAGATATAATTCGTATACTAAAGCATGATCTTTTAATTTATTATTAGTATCCTCGCCGCTATCTCCCCAATTGTCCAAATCCCCGTCGCTTATTAAATCCTTATCCGGTTCCACCTTAACGCCATATTTTTCATAAATTTTATCCACATGCATTACAACCATTTCGCCTATATAGGGGAAGTCTTTAAACTTTGCAATGCCGTTAGGAATAATCATTCTTGGAGTAGGAACTACTTCAGAAATGATTTCCCCGGCGAATAATTGCTCTCCATTATCATTGATCCCTAGGATTTTACCGGTGTTGGTGTTGAAATAATCTTTAATAAAAGCGTTTCCGGTAGCTTTAATCCACTCTATAATCTCTTCGCGCATTGAAACGCCGTCGGTTTGTCTATCCTCATGCACTTTGTCCCGATGATACATAAGGAAATTAGTCACTTTCTGCGCCGTATCTTTATCCGAATCGGCCTTGCTAAACGGCAGCGCCTGTGGGATCAATGGATTTCCTAATGATTTTGAAGTCAAACCATTAGCAATCGTAATAATATGCGGGTCTTTAGGATAATTAATAACACTTTCCTCATTAATTACCAAGCCGTTCGGCATGGTCATTCCGCCTTTGATAGGACGCCATTTACCGGTGCGATCCTGATACAAAAGCATTTCGCCGGAAAGAAAATATTTAGTTCTGGACCAATTATTTTTCAATTGATCATTACGTGAATTTTCGACTATTTCATTTTTAACTCGAATTACATCATCCATATTAAAGGCATTTTCGGATTGTTTCTTTTCCTTGCCCATGGAATCACCCGCTTTCGGCAAATAAAAAAAAGCTCTACTCTCGGTTAAGGGAATAGGGCCGCGTAAGGGCACGAATGGATATTTAGTTTTAATTACTAAGAGTTAATCTTTGCAATTTTCCAGGTGTTTGGTATCATCGCGCTAATCATCGCATAGTTCATAACTTGCTTCGAAGATATCCGGTTTGCAAGGATATCTCTCGCCCTTTATTCCAATAATGATGTAGTCGCCGGGACTAATAAAGTGTTTGCCTTCAAGGGTTTTAATGTATGGCTTGTAATTAGGACAACTTCCGCAACTGTCCTGGCAAAAAGGTGGGCATTTTTCCGAATCTTTTTCAAACCCATCTTCCATACCCTTTTGATAAATTTCAGCCTCAATAACAACCGGTTTTTTCTTAAACTTACTCATGTTAAATCCTTTCCCCTCTATGCAATCTTTCGTCGGCTTCTTTGTCGTTTCTAATGTAAATGACTTTTCGCCAAGATTGACCACTCTTCCAACCAGGGTCATCAACTTCAAAAACGCTAATTTTACATGGATAAACAGCATATTGCTTGATATATTCAATAGCTTTTTCTTTACTACTAAATATCCCCTCTTGCCAGAATGGGTTTTGGGAATCATTAGAATATGATTCGACTAAAAAAATTTTCATTTTATTCCACCTCCAGCCCTTCCGCCGTGCCGAAATTAACCGTCGCCGGTTTCCTCTCCGGTACTGATTCGGGTTTAGCATTTAATACCTTGGCTACTTGAGCGCTGCCGGTCTGGATACGGTCAAGCAAATAATTCTGCTGATTGATAAACTTTTCAATCACCCGGTAAATGCTGACTTGGCTAAATACCATACCGATATAACCAAGTAAAATAGCAAAAGCCAACAATAAATACATTATTTATCCTCCTTCTTTTTCCAGTTAGGGTTCCCCCGCTTTTTTTCAATTGTATTTTGAGCCACTGCATCATTTACGGATTCCTCCGGTTGTTTAGTTTCTTGCTTCCGATAACTACCTGGCGGTCTAAACTCAAATTTATCAACCGTTTGGTCATCGATTTTGACAGAATATTTAACTACTATGCCATCTGCCTCATTCCTGATGAATTCGGCTTCGATGTTTTCGGGGGTAAGAATTATCATATAAATGCCTCCTCATATTATTTCTTCCACATCCACCGCGTTTTGCGGTTGAATATCTAATATCTCACGGAATATTTCAAACTCTGGAGTTCCTCTACCATATTTTTCGGCCAGTTTGTCGAGTTCGGTCGGTATTGGGTCTTGATAAATAAACTTATTCAGCCGGATCAGCGCCTGGCTCATGGCGTCAACTTGGTCATCATGAGCCCCGGTCGGAAAAGCAGCGCACTCCTCGATAAATTCGCCTACCCAAGGAGTGATTTCGGGGTCAGGCAGAAATACATTCCCCGCCTCAATCGCCGGACTTGCGGCTGAAACCCGCGCCTCCTTGCCGCCCTCCGGGTTAACTGCGATAAAACCGCCTAGCTCTTGCTGTAACGTAGCAATTACAGCACTTCCGTTGGCCTTATCCTCAACTAATTTGCACAGCGTCTGTGGCCATTTTTGGGATAATTTCCGGACAGCCTGAATTGTCGCGGGAAAATCCATGCGCCCCCGGACTTGGTCAAGCAAATATTTATCAGCCTTGTATCGTCCCCAAACCTGGCCTACCACGAAGTCTGATTTTTCGGTGTCCTTGAAGCTCATGTCCCATGATTGTATGATTTCATCGAACTTTTCCATGGGGGCAGGAAGGGAAACATAGTATTTCCACCATTCACGCTTGAGCATATTACCCTCAAGCGAGGTCGGACGGCCTTGATAAAGAGCATTCCAGGCCCTAGCGCCCTCTTTTGAGATATATCCGCGCTTTTCTGACTTCAACCAAGCGTCATCCTTGCCGATTTCCGGGAACAGGGATTGTCCTGGCAGCCTGCCAAGCGGATCTCCGTCTTCGGCCTCGCAGGGAAGGTTGATAGTAATGACTGTATCCCGGTCCTCACCGGCCTGTAGTCTGCCAGCCAAGTCATCCTCATGCCATCTTGTCATAATAATGATGGTTTTAGCCGCCGCGGAACGCCTGGTGCGAATGGAATTAAGCCACTCATCCCAAATCCGGTTGCGATATGGCTCCGAATCGGCCTCTTGCCGGTTTTTAATGGGGTCATCAATAATAATTAGATCGCCTGGTCTGCCGGTTATGCCGGACAAAATACCGCGGCTAATCATGATTCCTACCCCGTTGTCAAGCTCAAATTCCGTTTCGGAGCGTGTTTTGCGAGATAGCTTAACCCCAAATATTGATTGCCCATAGCGTTCCAGCTTTTCCCTATTCCTCCGACCGAACACCTGCGCTAAATCGTCGCTATAACTGACCTCAATAACTCGTTTTTCCGGGTATTTACCCAAATACCAGCTTGGCAAAGTCTCTGTAATAGTCTGACTTTTGCCATGCTGTGGCGGCATCTGCAGTATCAGTATGCGCGACGGAATGCCGGTATCAGTCAAAAGTTTGTCAGATAAAAAATCCTGTACTTTGGAGCACAAAAAAAGCAGGTGCTTCGCAGGAATCCACCTGCCCTCATGGACAAACTCAACATAGGCGTCGTATTTGGTGGGAGCTAGTTTGTATAATACCTGCTGTTTAAGGGTTTGTAGGTCAAATTCGGGTTTTCTCACATTTTATAACTCCTCTTAGAACCGTGCTTGCACTATTAATGCACACGGCTCCCCATAACACCGTTTACCGAATAAGCTTAGTATTCGCCATAAAGCTGCACGTAAATTTTAGGAGTTGGTAACGGAAATCGCGTC